CTTCTATCAAAGTTCTAGCTTTTCTGATACGTTTAAATAATCATACAGAGAAAACTCCGTATAATAGTTAGACGATATAGAGAGTTGTTTCAGAAGTACCGCTGAACAAAATACTGTCGCGAAGGACTTGCGAAGTCTAGAAAACTTAGTCTATGATAAAGGATCTATACTAGATTTAAGCTGGGTATTATTTGATATAATCAAGACTCATATTTACCCAGAAATCTAGGTTTCATTAAATGCATTCGATGGCTCTCCTAACGTCATATCCGTAAGAGATGGCCATGCTACTTTTTTCAGGCTTAAAAACAAAAAATAGATAAATACTTCTTTAGCCTAGACTATACGCGCAGGCTATACTACCCCGATCGTTCAGAATGATTCTCCCTAAAAGAAGAGACCTGTGACGCGGAAATCGCGCATCCGCGACATAGCCCCTAAAGCGTTTCATTAAGAAATTACTAGCACGATATCTCTTCCTTCTTAAATAAAGCCGACGAATCATTAGCCTAAACGATTTACCATCGGTATGTAAATCGATAACGAATTATAAACTCACCTCTCATAGTACCCATACGTATACTATGATGACGTACGTAATTATCGAAAGTACCCTCACCCAGAATTAAGAGTTTATAGCGACTTCTTACACTACCTAGCAGTCAAATCTGCTTTATAATTAAGTAATCGTACTGGACAAACCGTTATTGAACACGCAGCGAAACCACACAAATTATAGTACTGGTTTAACGCAGAAGAATTGCGAGAATATCGCTGGACTAGACCCCAGTACGTTTATTAGGATTTGATTTATGAATGTAATAATATGAAATAATAATATTTGGGAACCCATGATTACAAACCCGATTCGAATATTCATATATTACATGACGTCGCTTACTATAATATATTCACTAGTTTAGCTGAATTTAAAGCACAACAGACATTGTACATCTCTTATATAAAGTATCCTACGTGTGAAGGAATTTATCATTATGGTGAGGCTGTAGCTTAAGTCCAAAGTAATATGGTCACCGTTGTAGTATGAGGTAACGCATGACCTTACTAACACTAGTTACTTAGAATATAACCCGGATATTATGAGGGGAATAATATATACCTCCATATCTATCTTGTTGAATCATATGACTGGAGCTCGGATATATCTTAATAACTTTTGTGAATAGATGTATTGCAAAATAAGAACAATAACCATATCTATAAACCTTTAGATCTTAAAACTTGGTATCCTTATACGTATCAAAAATACATATCGGCGTAAACATACAATCGTTAATATAACTTTAAGGATTAAGTTATGTAGGTGTAGGACCTACAATGCAATCGTATACATTACGTATATTACCCTCACTTATAGGACGCAATTTAAGAATATTATACCCATTGCAGTACAAATGAGGAAGTCAGACGTTAGTTCAATTTGCTGTACAAGCAAATTAAGAAAAACGGACTACTCTCAGGGAAATATAATACTTTCTAATGCACGGAGTAAAACTTACTTTATTAGTACTTACATTATTGATAATACAAGCAAGTGTCCTAATTCGACACAATATAAGGATTTAACGACATCCCTATCAATAAACCTTCAAACAACCTTATTACTAATAACGATGTAACTGACCACAGAACAAAGACTGTTTATATCATATCCGTATTGGGATGTATTATATCAGTTCCTTTATGTAACAATTGGTGGTTTGTACTAGTCATCATCTTCGTCGTCATAAGCGTAGCCTATTACATTTAAAGGATCATGGCGCGCTATAAATAAAACGTATAAATCGTCAATGAAAGTTGTAACGGTATGAGCGCTATAGGTAGAGCCGGCCGTAACAGTTATCCGGAACTTACATAAGAAAAATACGACCTGATGAACGAGTAACCAATACATACCAGATCCACCCCGGTATCATCTGACCTCACGACCCACTCTATACATTTTAACTCGTTTTCCAGTTAAAATGATAAGATATTTTATCCTGACGGAAATTCCAAATGTAAAGTCGAATAATATGGAAGTCTAGAATGTACTTGCAAAGACTTATACGAAGGCGTACAAGGCGTCAATTTTTAGCACTTCGGAGCTTGCCACCACAATGCTATATCAGCGCTATTATTACGATAAGCTAATGCTTTGGAAAAACCGGATTAGAGAGTACTAATCTAATTCTAAGATTTCGTTGTGGAATACTTCGAATAGCATGATCGTCAAATTTGAAACTATCTCTACGATAATGCTTTCAATTATAAAATAGATGATTATTTGGAGTCCCTTGACTCAAAGAAATGAAAGATTTACACTCAGGGATTTCAACAATTCTTCGAAACTAATACTATATAGATGACTATGGATTTCTTTTCGAAGACTAATGAAATACATAAATACGATATAAAAAATAGACCACGAGCTATATTTAATCCTAAACCTTCATTGAAGGCTATAGGTAGTTTTATAGCTAGATTTTTTATAAAACTATTTAAGTAGATAGAGCCTGGATATATCAGTGGTTACAATGAACAAGAGATAGGTAAAATAATTACTGATCGTCTTAAGAGCTGTAATTAGAATCTTGACCACTGCTATAGCTATGACGGTTCTGGTCATGATAGTCATTAACACCATGAACTTATAGACATAGTTGATAATTATTTCATCAATCGCTATGCGGGACTATTCTTGGAAATTAATCAATAAATACCTGCAGTGTATCACGACACTATCGTATAAGCTCTCACGAAACTTTCCGTCAAAGCGTATTCGTCTTAGGGCCTATCCTTTACTATTAAAGGTACGGTCTTTTCAGGTCACCCTACTAGAACGACCCTATTCAATACCCTCTGATCGATACTTTATAATCGATTTGCTTATAGGGATGTCGACCCGCAAATATCAGTCTTTGCTTCCGGCGATGATATATTATGTTTCACCCCTATGTATTAATAATCTTAGTGACTCATATCTTCTTATATAGGAGCTGAGATGTGAACCAGCGGCCTCGGATAGTTACCGAAATCACTCGCTATAGGGAATCTTTCCTAACAATCATTTTTGTCCCGTTATTTGTACAATATCAACGGCAATGTAATTTTAAGTCGAGATAATAATAAATTATTGAAGTCGGGTCTCCTCCGAGCTCTGGACTGTCCCCTGACCTAGTAAGATTACTGAAAAGCTTAAATGATAATGGAAGATTATGAGAATAATATGCTTACAACAGACGACCCCATATGGAGTAAGCATAGAAATCTCTACGAGAATCTTTCCGTAAAGGATTTTGATCTCAAATCCTTGAACAAACTCGATAATGTTTACTCCCTTCGTATGAGAATTAATGATTACGCGCACGATGACAAAGTATGCTTGTAATCATAACGCCTTTTTGATGTCTGATACGATTAGGACCGTCTGGATACCTTCGCTATTGAGCTTAGGGCTGGAGGCTTTCATTATAAAACCCCATCAATGCATAATTAAGTTATGCAATAAAAGAAAAATAAACAATAACAATAACCATCGAACATTAACAAAGTTATATCCTAAACAGCTCGGCAAGTTGTTTAGAGTATGCAGACTTAGAAATAGTAAAAGAAAAGTACTAACGGAAAACGCAAATTAAAAACTCTTAGTCTTGCGAACTAATAGGCAATATACGGCGCCGCTCCATTTATAGACGATAACGATAAAAACTACCTTTATCTTAAATAGCTAGCCGATCCATTCTCTATATGAGGAATAAGAATGCCTACAGCATTCTCAGCACCCACTTAAGTGAAGAACTTACACGGGTCCATCACAGTAAGTGCCAACGCAGCAGGTTACGCCAGGGTTTTCATGAGTATGTACGGCGGCAATATAGCCGTGTACAATGATGCTACGCATACTGAAACAGTACTCGGACCTGTAACCGTCCTTCTCGGCAACGATGCGGACTATACAAATTCTAGTTATGTCAGAATATGCGCAGCTGGATTGAGGCTCAGAAGTTTAGCATCTAATTTGAACGATGCAGGAACCATGTAAGCCTATTCTACAATATTAGCCAATAACGTAGCTAATTATGACGTGTACAGAGATAACCCTAATCAATATATATATGGCAAGGGATCTACAGCTCAAGTTTTGTATTATCCTTATGATATAACGGATTGCGGTTTGTATCCACCTACAATGTCCGCGGTTCCTAGATATACATGTCATATAGGATTTATGATAAAAGGAGCACCTAATATCGCATTCGATCTTGAGTATTCTTATACTTTTGAATACGTTTCCTCGAATAATACCGACCTCGTTCCTTGTACTTACGGTCCGGTAGGAGAAGTCAGCGAGATTCTTAGTACCGAGAATAATCTCAACAGAGCCATTCCCTCTGGTCCTGAATCAGTAAATAAATCTGTTTCAGACAGTATAGCTAAAGCTTGGAGTATTGCTCAACGCACTATATAATTAAGTAAGGTCGCATACAACCTATACACTAGGATGTATCCCGACACTGGACTACCGAGAGT